TCTTACTGCAAGGTCGGACTTCAAATTTTGAGTAGGAAATAGGTGGCACTTACCGAATTGTATGTCAAGGTTCCTTGAGTGCAATTTGTCTTCTTCTAATCTCAAAAAATCAACAGAGTGTGGATTAACTACCAACCCTCTCATTGCCAGGATAAATTTCAATACCGAACACAACTCACTAGAATTTGAAGTTGTTACTTGTTCTACTGTCAGTGGATGTTGAAGCGCTGTACCCAACTCATCTATGTCATGGTTCTCCAACACTATGGGAATCCCTTCGACATACGACTTGAGCAAGGCACTGACGCAAGAACCAACTACCAGTTGTTCTAGAAGCATATTCCTATCTCATAGTCATATCTAACTCCTAGAGACACCGGTTCGAAAGGACCACTTTCTTCCGAATCAGACAAGCACACCTCATCCAAGATAGACATGAGGTCTTCATACATTTGTTCCGGGTTTGATGACAAAGCAAACAACTGTCCTCCCGTAGCATCAACGTAGTCGTCCCAAGCGGTAAATAACCACCTCTTAGTAAATACGTGGAGTGTGGTGTCTGGAGAGGCAGCAAGGGCGGCAGCGACATCACTTCTAGGCAATGTCGGCGTCAAGTAAGACTGGTCAATTTCATCAGAAAAAACTATTATTATTCTGTCCGCTTCCGGTCTCCAGTTAATTACAAACTGCTGTAGTTCTGGTACAGAGTAGATACCTCTCTCCCACGAAGATGTCCCCAAGTCGTAAATCAGATTTGACGAAATAGAGGCAATAGAAAGATAAATTGCATCTAAGAGCATCTCATCCGAGGAACCAGTAGAGAATGTTCCAGCACCAGAGAAAGCAGCGGTAAAGTCAGCAAATGAAGTGATGTCCGTTTCCATTTGTAGATACTGCGGGGTTCCAGTGTTTCCAATATTTGGGTCCACGAAAACCCTTGGACCAGTTATGAGTCCCCACTTTAACTTATCTTCTGCTGCGAACTGATTAGCAAACCTGCTCATCGCCATCCTTACAGCATTTATGTTAAACTCCATTGAACCCGACCAGTCAAGGATAAAGAGAATATCTGTGTCTGGAATCTCTTCTCCAAAGTCAGTTATGCCGTCGCAGTCATTATCTGCCCCGTCACAAATCTCTCTACTTGGGACAACCTCACCTGTACAATAGTCTAGGACAAAGTTTCCACCTGTTGTTTCTCCGTACCATCGACCCTGCTGGCACACCTGTTGTCCTTGACGACAAACACCGACTCCATTTGTATCTGGTGGTCCAGAATAGCAAGGTTTTACAACCCTCTCATCAATAAGTCCATCACAGTCTTCGTCAAAGTTATTACACAATTCTGGTGAAACTGGAATACCTCCAAACCTATCGCACGGGTCTGGTTCGTCAGCAGGAACCAGTTCTGGTGGTAGAAAAGCACATATAGACATACAGTCAGACATAGTAGTTTGAGAACATTCTTCGTCTGAACACTCGCAAGTCTTGAAACCCATTCCGCAAGTCAGTGGTGGTTCTCCGCAAGGAATAAGAATGCCTACCATTTCTCGTGGGCAGTTACAAGTAAGTCCCTCGTCTATTAATCCGTCGCAGTCATTGTCCGCACCGTCACAGGACTCATCTTGGGGTTGTCTTGCTGTACAGGAAACCCAATTACCTCCAACACAAGAAGATATACCTCGACCACAGGCAGTAGAACACTCTTGTACAAGGTTCTCGTCTGTTAGTCCGTCGCAGTCATTATCCAACCCGTCGCAAATGTCTGGTTGTAGTAGTCCGCATTCGCCGCATTCGTTTAGTTGGTGTTCGTCTATCTCGTCGTCGCAGTCATTGTCTCTTCCGTCGCAAATCTCGTCTGTCGCAATGCAAGCAACACATTCACCATAGGAAAGTCTGCCTTTATCACAAATAACCTGCTGGGTTCCTACAACTCCGTTTATCTCGCAGTCATAATACATTGTAAAGTCTTCGTTTATTCCTGGTGGGCAGTCAAAGGCATGGTTGCAACCAGTTTCTAATAAGATTTCTGCTGGTGGGCAAGTGTCGTCCCTGTTTCTGTCGCAAGGAACATAGTCTTCACCGCAAATGTCCAGAATTGCCTACTTTGCGAGTATCTCTGTGCCTCTTGGTGGACAATACCAAGTTTGTCGCTGGCAGCAACGAGGATGGCATTGGCAATAGTTCTCGTCAGTGTTCTGGACTCCCTCGCAAGGGTCAACATAAGCATCGACTGTGATGTCTGGGAGTAGTGCAACTATTTGCACATCAGGAGACAAAATATCCCCAGTTACCGCTCGCTGTTGACTATCTGTCTCTCCTCGCTGTGGAACCTCGTCGGCACAAGATGCCAAAACTAACAAAATAGGTATAATGCTTTTCAATTATCTCAACCTTTCTCTAATAACAGAAGCGCAAAGTTCGTTTATCCAACGTTCAGTAAATTCCTCACACCATTCATATGGCATTTCCCAACAAACAGCGTGAACCCTATTCACCTCATAACATTCTTCAGAGCACAGTTTCTGATGCTCTGGTGAAGATGGATTGTGACACACCATAACACTTTTCGGTCTTGCTCTCGGGGGCAATTCCGTAATGATGCCACTTGGGTCACAAGAGACAACAAGTATTAATAACGTACTCTTAACAACCGCCAACAATCTTCGCATAGACTCTACGAACCTTTTTAACGTATTTTGACTTCTTGTAAAATCCCTTCTTTGTGATGCACTTCATTCCTGCATTGTAGTAACATAATCCTTTGTCCCGATGTCCCTTTGCATAAACTCTTGTGTTGTATGATAAGATTTGCGCTCCTACCTTTATTGATGTTATTGGATTTTTGAGTTGTTTGCAAGTGTATTTTATCTTTTTTGTTTCTTTTCCACCAGTCCAGCGAGGAACAACCTGTGTAAGACCACAGGCGTTCGCTGAACTGACGACCTCCGCATGAAAGGAAGATTCCACAAAAATAACAGCGGCAAGGAGTTCAGGTTCTATACCATTCTTGGTTGCCTCAACTCGAATCTCGTGCTCGTATTTGCAAACGTTGGCACGCTGATGACTACCCATTTCTGGATAGTGCTGCTGAAAAAGAAGACAAAGAGAATAAAGAAACGCCATTAGTGCTCCATTTTGTGTTTCATGAATGCGTCCACTGAGTGTGGGAAATAACGCTGCGCAACTAACAAGCACGCATGCGCTACTTGCTGAATCTCCCATTGCGCTCCTTCATGAATACGAAGAGAAACAAACTTCAACAGATTGTGCAAGGAAGTTGTGCCATAATATTCCGTATAAAGGTTTTGTGGCAAGACTCCCCTTGCTTGTTCTCTGCAAACGCCTGCTTTCAGCAACTCCTCGAATAACTTCAAACACTCGGCGTGATGATACTTCACCAAACTGGATGCCTGAGCAGAGACCGGAAGTCCTGACCTGTTGTAGTCAACAATTGGGTCTATCAAGTCATCTGTGCTCGCTTGTCTATTAGACTCGTGTTGCTGCCTAAACTCTCTTGGTTCATAAAAATTGATATCTACAGAAGTGTACCTTCTACTGATTTCATTGTATGCCCAAGTACGGTGTCTATGATGCTGACTCCTGATGAAAAGTGGGACAGTAAACTTAAAAGTAAGCATACAGTGCTCGAATGGAGAACTGTGATTGTGCTTCATCAAGTAGTTGATGAGTTTGATGTCTTTTTCGTCAACTTCTTCTTTTTCAGTTCCGAAAGAGACTCTTGCTGCATTAACAACCGACAAATCTCCACCCATATGTGAAATGTACTCCACCGCACCTATTCCATCCTCAAAGAGTTCAACTCTCATTTGCTCTCCTGTAGATTCCTATGATATAATTCTCTAAAATAACATAATGCTTCTTGTCTGCAATCGAAATCTCTTCAATCATAGTTCTGTCAATAATTGCAGTCATCGCATCGCCGACCCTCTGATGTCTTTTAAGGTCTTCTTTGCAGTCTGTTGCAATATCAACAATCGCCGCCTTGATATACCTAGACTCTTCCTTCTTGAAATCGTCAGGAAGAAGTACGCCACTATCTGTCTTTTCATTGTCAAAATGAGGGACAATAGTGACATACCTGTTCAGCGGTTTCAGGACTTGGACCCTATTAGACATCAGCGCCTCCAAAGTTTTGCTTTAGGTGGTTGAAGTAATCGGTAATCATCTCAAGGTCATCGCCCTGCTTAAGCATTCGATATACCTTGACCGCCATTCGCATGTCCTCTTTTGACAACCAATCATTCTCTGCATAACTTGAACGCAGGTCACGAAGGTGTTCCTTTAGTGGTTCCATCTCCTGCTCGATAGCAACAAATGCTTTGATAAAATTGACGATGTGCTCGTCCTTTGTCAACAAATCTTCTTCTTTATCACCAAACATAATATCTCCTTCTTTGTTGTTGGTAGGTTAATAATAGTACATTATATCATTAATTGCAAGTGTTTTTTAAACAAATTTGATTTCGCAAGCGCCGCCTGCACAGGCAACCTCGCCCTTGAGGTCTGTGTTGTCTTCCTCTTCGACAACTTTGGTGAGGTCTATACTCTTCAGGGACGACATCATCGCCTCGTAGGTTTCCTTTGAACAATCCTCAAACGGTGCCTGAGTGTAGGTGCCGCCGTCATACGGAAGAACTGAGAGTCCGTTGTAACTCGTTCTATTCTCCCACATCCATTCACCAACGTCTGCCCATTCAGCATCCTTAATGGAGACTGTAGCAGAGATGTTATGTGTGTTCTGACCCTTACGGAAACCAGGTTTGACCCATTCGTCTGTAACCTTCTTTACCCTGCGAAGCAATTGAAGTGCAGACTCCGTTCTCATTATAGCGTTGTCTGGTGCCTTCTGAGGAATGGAGATAACTGCAGTGCTGTGAGGACTGAAGTACTCGTCCTCGATAAGTTCTGGGTGATTTTGAACCAAGTAAGAATAAATTGGTTCGTTCTTGCCCACACGGATACGACGAATATAGTAGTCGTTGTGCCAAGCGTGGATACCAGAAGACGTTCCAAGAGTTAGAGAAGTCGTTCCTGCAGGTTTAACACAAGTTGTACGTGCTGCTGGTTTGATACCAATCAACTCTGCAACTCTTGCATTCTCTTTCTTTACTGCATTCGCTGCTGCTTTCATGTCAAGGTCAAGAACCGCACCAGAAGCAATACCAGTCATAGAGACGCCGATAAGAGCATCTCTTTCGGTTGTCCTGCGCCATACATCACGAAGATAGTGAAAGTCTGTATAACTTGCCTGAAGTGTACCGATAAAAGTTGCTGCCCTTACTCGCTCCTCCAAGTCCTCTTGTGACTCTAGGTCTGAAACATTAACCTCTGTCAAGTTGCAGAACTGATAAGGTCGAAGACCAATCTCACAGCAAGGGTTAGTTCCCCAATCCTTATCGTTTGAGAAATAAAATCCCGGTTCTCCTGCTCCCGATGCCTTCACTCTGTCCCATAGACCCATAAAGTATTCTTTATCAATCTTGTGGCGAAGTAGGACAACAGAGTTGTTTGCGCGACCACGTTGTGGATTAGTTTCCCACCAGTTACCTGACTTTGCCGCAATCATATCATCGTCATCAGCAGAGAATAGGGAAATCAATGCTGCCCTTCTGATACCACCTGCAAGAACTGCATCTGCAATATGGCATACCATGTCGTGCACTTCAATTGGTGACAACTTGTCGCCGTTCTGCTTCTCAGAAAGCATACCTTCCAACTTAACCAAACACTCTCTAAGTGGTTGTGGTCCAGGTGCCTTACCACCTGATGTTACAAGTGCTGCACCTTTAGGTCGGATATCCGTGTAATCAAATCGAAGTCTAGAACCACCTTGGAAATAGGAGCGAACAAGTGCCTTGACAGCATCTGCCCACCCTTCGATAGAGTCATTTACCAAGAAACGTCGAGTTCTCTTATCGTTTGGTTTCTGAATCTCTGGCAACTTTTCTACGTGATGTTTCTGAACACTGTACCCAACCCCAGTTCCCCCAAGGAGAAGGAACATTGCTTCACCAAACGAACGCCAGTCGTCAATTGGCATAAAGGCACAGTTAAAAATACGGTTTGGCGCAACTTCAATAGGTTTTCCACCAAACTGCAATGAACGCATAGAAGGTAGCACCTTCTTGTTATATACTAGTTTATAATTCTTTCTAATCTGCAACTCAAGTTCAGGGAACTTCTTGAGATGCATCTTCTCGTTTCTAGAAACCAGTTCTTCCCAGGTCTCTCTTCTATTCTTTTCCGGTACGTACTTAGCGTACTTCATATGCACTGTGATTTCTGACAATATATCGTTTGATAAACTCATTCACTTTCCTCCTTTCATCTTGTCATACTTCTCTTTTAAAATCTCTTTCTGTCGTTTTGCCGCATTCTTTGTGACGTTATCCATTTCATCTTGAGTCATGACCTTTGGCAAAACCTTTATCTTAACATTTGCAGTATCCATAAATATGGGGTAAATCATTCCATCGGGTCCATTTCTGTTCTTTGCAACAAAAATTCTTCCACTATTCGTCTCTTTGTCCTCGATTGTGCGAGAAACAGAGAAAATAAAGTCCGCAACAAAGCATTTGTTATATGCTTCCGAAATTGACTCCATAGTTATTACTTCAGCATTTAACGCTGACCTATTTGTTTGAGATGCGGTCCAAACAGGACAACCTACCTCTTGTGCAATACCACGCAACTCCTCATAGATTGTTTCTAACTGGTGCCTCTTTTCTTCCTTTGAAGAACCCGTTGGTTTAATCAAGTCAGCATAGTCAACTATAATCATATCTGGTTTAAAATCAGCAACCTTCATCTTCTCAATGTGATTTTTGATTGTGTTTATTGTAGCAGACCTTGTTGGGTATTCCTTAATAATAAGTTTGCCGGGTAAGTCTCTTAGGTCATCGTAAATCTGTTCTTTGAACGCCCTAATACCAGTTAGATGATATCCAGTTATGCAACTGTCGTACCTTGTACCCACAACAGTATCAGCAAGTTCCAAGGTGTAGTGCACAACGTTTTTTCCGCTTTGAAGCGCCTTTGCACCAAGATGCACAAGGACCATGGACTTACCAGCGCCCGTCGGAGCAATAACAACACCAAGTTCCCCCTTACCGAGACCACCCTTAGTAATATCATTAATTGCTGTCCAACCAGTTGTAACCGGGTCTCTAGACTTTTCTAGGAACCTCTGCTCAAAGTCCTCCATATAATCATAACCAACATCGTTAGAGGTTCCTAACTTCATGGCATCGTTAACAAGTTTTGCAATTTCATCAAAAGACGACTTTTCCAAGAGAGGCACTGACCTGATGATTGCCTCCTGTAGTTTCTGCTTTTTACAGAACTCCAGTGCAACATCCTTTACGTAGTCTGCTTCATTGTAGTTGACATCACTGGATAGAACTCTAGCATAGTAATCACGAAGCATCTTCTGGACAGAATCCTGCTCATCACCAATACCCGTTCTCAAGATACTAGTCATTATGTCTCTAGTTGGATGAACGCTATACTTTTTCTTATACTCTTTTATCTTCTTGATAAAGACGCGAAGATAACTCAGTTCAAGAAAGTTCTCGTCCAAGACCTCAAAAATCTGGTCTGCGAACGGTCTATCTTCCAAAATAATATGACATAAATTTTCTTGAAAACTTTTCCCGTACTTGGAAAAGTCCGTCTTAACCATTTCCATCAATTAAAACCAATCTTGTTAGATACCATAGAATTAAAACTTGTGGTCAAACACTCAATATTGATAGACATCAACCCGTCAATAGATAACATCTTATTTATCTCTGTCTTGTTAAACAACGGTTCGTATTCCTCAAAAGTTTCATTTATTTGTTGGGCACACTGCACAGAAATGAGCGGTGTGCTTAACTGCATTATTGAGTAATTATTACATACTTTCTTATATTCTGCAACAACTTTTGGATAAATTGTTAGTTTTGATTCAACTTTCTCTGCATGGTCCTTTATATCTGACAGATAAAAGTCTTTGTCTTCTGCCAAAAACGGAAACGCTTTTGCTACGGTCTTAAGTCCGACACCGGAGATTCCATCGATGTTGTCGCTCTTGTCTCCAACCATCGACCTTGCGATTGCAAAGTTCCTGGGATGGATAGAGTACTGCTCTAGAACCCTTTTATAGTTCAAGATTTCATCTTGGGTTGGGCGCACCAAGAGGGTCCTCTCGTCCAGCAGTTGAATGAAGTCTTTATCACTGGATACAATAACTTTTGTCCATTCCTTGAATCTTGGCATAGAACTGACGTAAGATATCACATCGTCCGCCTCTACACCAGGTTGCCTAAATTGTAGAATCGGCGTCTCGTTGACATATTCAATGCACCTAACCTGTTGCCAGATTCTGTTCGTGTGAATTTCAGATGGATTCATGTTCTGTGCCCACCTGTTAAGTTTCGGAGGTTTTCTGCCTGCTTTATAGTTTTTGTTCTTAGACTTGCGCTTTGAAGAACCCCCATCTCCATCCCAAACCACGACAAAAGCGTCAGGACGAACTTGACGACATAGTTTATTTAACGTTTGCAAGAATCCAACAACACCACCCATGGGGTCTCCGTTTGGTGATAGAGTTGGGTTAACAATATAAGAACGCATAAACTGATTTTGCGCATCTACTATAAGCAGTTTTTTCATCTTTTATCCTTTTATAAAAAAACACCCCCAGTTGCCTGGGGGTGGACCAACCTAGTCGTCGGTCTGTGGTGGGACTTGTTCTTCTTCATCATAAAAATCGGATGCTCTACCTGTCTTTTCACTGAACTTCATAATAACATCTTCATCCATGATTTGCAAGACTCTCTTTTGGAATTTCTCATCTTCCAACTTCTTCAACCAATGTGCTCTCTGGAACTTCTCTCTTGTACCATCTTCATAGACAAGAGAATACCAAGCACCAGACTGCTCTAGGTTTTCAGATATTTGAATAGCATCAAACCAACTTTCTTGGTCTTGAACACCAACAGAATCAGTGTCTCCCCAAAGAATCTTAAAGTTACAAGTTCGACCTGTTGAACCGAACCTAGACTTTTCAATCTTGCACTTAACCTCAGACCCAATTCTAAATCCATTCTCATCTGTGACGAAAGATGCTTTTGCTTTTCTTCCTGTCAACCAGATTCTTAATGAATAAGAATAAGGCAAAGTCTTACCACCGGGTGTCATATATGGAGTTGTTAATGCTTCAGATGGAGACCGAGTAATATTAGTCTTCAACTGATTAAGCACCAACAAGGTAGCACCAGCATTAGCAATAGGTTGCACCAACTTAGGCATACCCTTGGATAATACTCGTGCTTTCATCGCCATAGATGACTGAGGGTCAAAGTCTGATTCCAAGTCATGCTCAGAAGGAGTTAGAGCAAGTGAATCCCAAATGAACAACCATTTTTCTGGCATCTTCAAAAGATTTTCAATTGTTTCCATCACCATCTCAACAGAGTGTGCTTGAATGTAAATCAGACCATTATCTTCATCGTCTACATCACAACCCGCTCTCCTAAGAAAGTCAGGGTCAATAGCAGACTCTGAGTCAAAGTAGGCAACACGGCAACCCATCTTTTGAGCATTTGCGGCAACTTGTGCTGCCATAAACGACTTACCTGTTGCTTCCAAACCTGCAATCTCTGAGATTTTACCAACTGGAATACCAGCATATCTACCCTTGCAGGTAATGGAATCCAACCAGCGAGAACCAGTTGGAATCCACTCCCTTACTTCTGTTGGGTTCTCTTCTCCGAGATTGTAGGCAACCACACCACCAGAAGTCTTGTTCAGTGATGCAATAATATCTTTGGTGGATAAACCACCGGGTTTAATTTTGGTTACCTTTCCCATTCAACTACACCCTAGAAGTCCTGCAATTCACTGAATGCGTTATCAAAGTTTGTAGTCTCTGTGTCAGTAGAGACGTTTCCTCCGCGAGTAACCTCTGGAGAACCTTCCTCTCCAGATAAATGAGTTTCAAGGATTGCTGCAACCTCGTCTGTTGACTTTCTCTCAAAGATTGCATCGAAGTTTGGAACAGTCTCAAGCAACTCCGCACATCTCTCGTCACCACCAACTGCATCATCACAAAGGACTGACTTTCGTGGTCGTGGTCGAATATCCGTAGTTGGGTAGGATGCTCCGGGTTGCTTGCCGTACATCAACTTAAGGTCGTTACCATCTTCTGGGTCCGTAATATCTCCGTAATCGGGGTCAAGTACGATACCAAGCAACTTCTGATATGCTAACTTTCCATAACCCCATACCTTGATTCCTTCAGACTCCTCACCTCGAACAAGGACAGGAGAAAAGAATCGTTGCTTGGCAAACATTTGCTTTGCCATTGCCTTGCTATCCTCAGTACCCTCATTCCAAAGAGAGTTTGCAAGATTGCACACAGGGCAATCATCGCCAAAGTTTCGCTTTGGACAAAGGAAAGATTGCTCACCAACACCGTAGTGAAAGAATCGTTCCTTAAAGGGGTCGCCGTCCGAAGTAGGAACAATGCGAATATTATTCTCACCCTCTTGTGGACGCCAGAAGTTATTCTTCTTAGACTCTCCCTTGCCAGATAGCGATGCCATCTTTTGCTTCATTAATTCAATATTTAGTGCCATTTTATTACCTCCTATGGTTATGTTATTTTTTTGCACTTTCGCTATAGCAGGTCGGCAAATCTCCCGACCAACTTTCTATACTTTACTAAATGTTTATTTGTTTGTCAACTAAAAATCTTGAACTTTTGAAGAATAATATTTTGTATAACAAAAGTCCCAGTTGTATTGAGTCTCGTAGACCCCATAACTGTATTTGCACAGTTCTTCGTTTTTATTTTTGATTAATTTTATAATGTTTCTTTGTAAGTTTTTGTCACTGCTTAGGGTGTCGCTTGAAATACCATAATACAGTTTCGCATCCATCGTATCCTCAATGGGAAAGAATCTTGTTTCCATCCCATCCTTCATGTTTAAAATACCAAGTGTGCACACCCTCCTTGCTTCGTTTATTTCTGAAAAGTTAGAAACGACATAATCTTGATGTTCGAATACCATCATCATGTGAAATACTGAAACAATCATCTGATTCATCGTTGGGTAATATTCTTTAATACTTGCATCTTCTACAAGACTATCCATTTGTTCATTGCTTGTCAAGTAAATTTTTTCAAATAATCCAGACCTTGTGTATTCTTGCAAAACAGAATAAATTACCTTTTCCTGTGCTGCTTCAGTTGCGTCCATCAAGTCCTTCTCTGGTCGGATATACAGTATTGTAATGTTCTTGTCCTTAACCTGCTCCAGCAACCTTAGAGCAATACTCGACACCATACTTGCGCCACTCAGCACAAAGATAACGTTGTCTTTGATTTTATCTTTTTTTGCTTTTGTTAAGTTTTTAAAGTTTTGCTCATACTCTTCAGGTGTTCTTTGTTTATCAACAATGACCTCGTCTTCATGTCCAGTTGCTTCATCATCAATACATAACACGTTGTATTGTGTATATTGTGCGAAGCACTTCGCGACTTTGCACCCAACGCCACCTAATCCAATTACCGTGTACATTAAATTTTTCTCATTTCTCCGAAGTTCTTGCCAATAGAAATGTTAACTCTATATTGACCAAATCTTGTATTGCCAAAGATTTTCTTTGCTTCAAGTATTTTTTCTTTATCTTCTTTAGCACAGTCTAGTATAACAGAATCGTGCAACAAATAGCAAATTTTTGTTTTGGATTCCAGAAAAAAGTTTCTCAACTTAAACGCCTGCTCCACACAGACATCACTGCTTGTGCTTTGCACAATATAGTTTAGAGCACGCCTTTCATCAGTTTCAATTTTGCGTTTAAATGGCGTTCTGACCGACGTTTTATCATAATACAAACTCTTTATACCATTGCGGTCATAAAGACGCTCTAACAGCGAATCTGACGCTTCAGGGTTGTATAACCAAGCAAACGTTCGGTTCTTTATCACTTCTCGGTTAGTATTCGCCTGTTTTGCCGTCCATTCGTGTATATCCTCTTTGGGTTGCTCCTTGTTCGAGAGTGCCAAAAGAGTCCTCAACTCTGCCGCATTAAAGTCAAACTCCACAAAAAGGTCGTTTGTAGGTTGAAGTAAGTGTCTGTGCTCCTTTTTAAGCGTAAGGATGGGTATGCCCGCTTTTGCATTCGATAGTCGTCCCGTTTTAGTCCCGAATATATTGTAGTTTGTGCGCTTGAGTTGTCCATTAAACTTGTTCCAACGTGCATTCAACTCCTCTGTAAGGATGTGTGCTCTTTTGAGCGTTTCATAGTGCTCAGGTTTCTCGCAGTTCTCAAATACGTGCCTCGTTATTGCCTCTTTGTTGCGCAAAAAATCCCGCAAAAAATTGTCCGGAATGAAATCGTATATACAGTTATTGTCAAGGTCACACTTAGCAGTATTGACTGATTTGATTATTGAAGAAATCTTATTTTTGCTTTTTTCCCAAGATTCTTGAATAAAACCTGGACATGCCGAATCCATACTTCCATTTGGCGCACACAGATATGCGTACTCAACATCCTGACGATTGCCCAGGAGGACTGAGTGTTTCCAAGTTCTGAAGAGTTCTTTGTTCTCAACATAGTCAGACATTTGCCCACTAGAATAAACCTTGAGGCATTTCTCGTTGTTGTCAATAATTTGAAAATACAATTAGCGAATCCTATCAGGTCGTGTTTGTAAGATTTTCATCTCAGCATAAGAGAATGCTCTCTCAAAACTATACTTTTCTAGGATATAGTAACATTCCTTGAATAGGGTGTCAAGTTTTGTTTTAGACATTTCTTTATTTTGTTCTCTCAAAAGGATTTCGATATACATTCTAAACCAAAACCTAGATGGATATCTTTTAGAAAGGTTTGTAGGTTCTTCCTTTCTCCTAAACTCTGTTCTTGTTCTTAATTTGCCGTTTTTACAGATTCTTGTTTCAGACTTCCTTGGAGAGTTTTCAAAGAGTGCTTCATATGAGTTAAAAATAAAACTCTTCAGCAAGTCGATGTCATGGTCCTTGCATTCATAGAAGTACTCATCCAATACCTGCTTCTTATCTAGGGCATTATACTGTATTGCATAGTTTATCATTATTTGCGAGTCAAGGTTTGCAAACAAACTCCAAGGAGCATGTTTCGGAATTACAAAACCATACTCTTTTGCCAAGTCGGATACAAACTTAAATGATGGGTCGTTTATAAGTGTTAATCTTTCTTCATCATCGTTATGGCGAGCACCCTTGAACTCTATAAGGAGTCCCGTGCCGTGCATCGGACACAGAGAAGAATCCGCATAAGAAGAATATAAGATTGGGTACCGATGAGCATAGTCTTTTACAAATCTATCGAACTGATACAGGAAATCTTCAAAGTTGTTTATATTTGCCTGTTCTGCTAAAAGATACTTGTCTAGAAAGATTGCCTCTAATCTTTTCTGGTGTTCGTAATAAAGTGATAATGGTTTTACAAATGCTTTTTCTGCCTTAAGTATTGGCAAACCAGCATACGGTTCTAGACCGGACAATACCTTTTCTCTGTAATGGTTATTGAAGTCATTGAAGGCATCTGCAACAAAATTGAAGCATATTTTGGTTTCGTTCAATTGAGTCATTGTTGAGATATCAAAAGGAACGATTACTCTTCCTTTGTTATTTTTCCTTCCATAGAAGAACTGGTCTTTATCCCAGTTGTCTAGAGTACTCAAGGTCTTTATGCCGTTTGCTTGAGCATCGTATCTTTGTTTTTTCTTGATATCTGCTTTTATGCTCATTTCTTGCTGTTATCCTCTAGGGTCTTCTTTATGTACTTCTCTGTTGATATATTGTAGGCATTTAACTTAGTGGTAAAACCACTTGCACTAAAACTGTGCTCTACTTTTATTGTCATGTAACTTCCAAGAAGACCAAGGTCTTTTAGGATACTGTCCTTTAGATTCGCACTCACACCAAGGATTGTTGGTGTAAGATTAAATACATAACCTGGCAAAAAGTTAAGATTACCAACAATATCTAAATCAGCATTATAAAGTTGCGGCAAAACACCCAAGTTAGAACCGTCTCTAAATGCGGCAACAACATTCTCATCTCTTCTTGCTTGCATTGTTGCAGAATTTGCTTGTGTGAAATTAACCTTTTTAACAATACTGTTTGCTGCACCGACAACATAACTATCTAGTTCGTAGTCTGGGTCATCAGATGCAGGACCCGCTGTCACAAAGTAAAGATTTGCCAACTTGCTGATGTTTAGGTCTCTTATATCAGACCTTATACCTTTTGTGAATGTCGCCTTGTTTGGGTTATTCCTAATTCTCTCTCTGTGTGCTCTCGAACAGGTCATTTGAACAGACCGAAGAGAATTTGCTGACAGTTTCTTTCCAGCATCCAAAATCAAGTCGCCTTGAAGATAGTTCTTTCTTACCTCTGCTAAAAGGTAACTCAAAAAACCACGAAGAGTAACCTTTGTCTTTATCTTGGATACATAATATTTTCTAACAACTTCTTTAATCGTCTCTTCTGCTATCGGAAGGTCATATAGAGAATATACTTTCCCGTTTCTGTCTCCAGAATCTGTTATCTTGATAGTACCCAGAACAAGAGTAAAGTCTTTTTCTTTCATCAAGTCCTTTACTCCGGTGCTGTTCTCTATAAATGCCTCTAGCACTTTGCCGAGAGTAGTAACTTTAATTAACTTAAATTTTTCTGGTTCTTGTGGGGTTACATTTGATATCAACTTTTTTTCGGAATCTACCTTTAATTTGTCAAAAACATCCTGCACTCCTTGACTGGATGACTGCCCTCGTGAAGATTGGGCACTGCCTTCTGCATTTCTTAAAGTTCTTGCATCGCTATCTGACATGAAATCAAGCAAATTTAAGTTATTTGTTCCCGCATTCGATTGATACAATGATTGTGTAATCCTGTCGTGCACTTTGTCGTTGCCATAAACCCTAGCACATGCTCTTTTCAATAACACTGTGTTCATTTGAGTCAGCGGAACTTGATAAAATGTATAATATATGTTGTCAAACAACACTTCAAAGTGCCCTGCTGCCCTTTCGTCTAGTAACTCTTTAAATTTAACGATATTGTTGTCAATCAACCCGTTTGCGATATTATTATAGATTATTTGCTTGTTTTTGCCCGTTGCACCGTCGTGATTTTCTTTTATGTAATTCATTACTTTTTCTCGGTCCTTGACCGAGAGTTCTACAGGAGGTTTCTTGACATTCAA